AAGAAGTGATAGTACGAGAGTTAGAAGGAGATCAAGTGGTCGCTGAAGAGGCGGCTATTTTGATTAAACCTCGAGTGATAGGTTTCATTAACACTGACCATCAAGTGAAAGTGGGACCTTATGTTCGAGATATGTATTCTAGGTTAGGAAATCATTTCAATCAGGTCCGGGAATGTGGTATGTTTTTAGTTCAAGCTGTTATGGCTAGTGGTAAGACTCAAGGAGAGTTGACATTGCTAGGCCAACAAGCAGAGGAATTCGTGACTTATGACAATAGAGTTTTCTTCATGGTAGCTGGAGATGATATGGTGGGATGGATGAATTTTGAAGGGCGAATTATTCGCTTTGAAAATGATTATTCAAAATACGACTGTACGCAAGGAGCACATGCTTTGCGTACGGAAGTTGCCACCTATAAATATCATGGCTGCCCTGAAGAGGTTATAGAAGCTCTAATTGAAAGTTATGGACTTCCTTTTAATTTTGAAACTGATGGAAATAAGTTTCAATGGAAGTTTGAACTGCAACGCATAACCGGAAGACCAACGACTACTTTAGGCAATTCAGTACTCAATCTCGGAGTGGTTCTGTATGCCGTTAGTTTACTCACTAAGAGGTGTGAAGATGTGGAGACATTCATACCCCGAGTTATAAATTCTTTAGGATTTGAGTGTAAGTTCTCAATACGCTCACGTTTAACCCAAATGACCTTTTTGAAAGGCTGGTGGCAATATGCTAGCATCAAATTGAACGGACAGCAGTTGACTTCTGTCCCAGTTTGGATGCCGTTGCCGTCGGCCTGTCTCAAACAAGGGTTTATACGAAATGATCCTAATAAGTTATTCTCGAGCCAGGGCTATGAGAAAGTTGCGTATTGCATTTCTCGTGGTTTTGGAGCAATTCCCAGAACGTATCCATTGCTAGGTGCCCAACTGGCAAGGTATGATCAAGTGAATTCCTCCTTATCAGGAAACGAACAGAAAATAGAAACTCGCCATGCGTACAGCGTGGCTTTAGAACAAAATGAGATTCATTTAACATCGTTAGAACGTTATCGTATTATTGTAGAAATAAGCGAACGTTATGGCCTTACGATGAATGATGTCTTAGATTGTGAGAATCTTTTTTCAAGTTGTCCTTTCCCCGGTGTCGTTGGACACCGGGCGTTTCTTGATCTCGCTAGAGTAGACTATGGCTAACCCTCCCCCAACCTCGTCCTAGGC